ATTTTATTATTGCTGGTTCTACAATTCTCATGGAAGAAGATTGTGATATGATTCCATTGGCGACTCTTTGTCCCTTTGAAGTACCACATGAATTCTTTGGTTTGTCTGTAGCAGATATGATTCGACCCATGACACTAGCCTCAACAGCTATCATGCGTGGATTCATTGAGAATGTCTACTTAACTAACTATTCACCTAAGCTTGCTGACCCTAACGTTGTTGACTTCAGTGCTTTACAGAACATGAAGCCTAAGCAGATTATTGCTACCAATGGTAACCCTAACAATGCGGTTGCCTCAATGACACCTGACTCTATCAGTACAGGTACAGTACCTATTCTTGAACTATTACAAATGCACAAGGAACAGGCTACTGGTTTGTCTAAGGCGGCTCAAGGTCTTAACGATACACTTTATGTCTCTGGTAACTCAGAAGAAAAGATGCAGAGAGCTATGTCTGCGGCACAAGTACGTATCCAGTTTATGGCACGTAGGTTTGCTGAGACAGGGTTCAAGAGACTCTGTGAAGGTATCTACAAGACAATGCGGGATAAACTGCGTGGTCAAGAAGTTGGTTACTATGATCAGAATGACTTGTTTAAGTCTGTTGATCCGGGTACATTGCCAAGTAACTTGATGCTCTATGTTGATGTTGATGTTGGTGAAAACAGTAACAGCAATATCATGAAGAAGATGAATGTGATTGGTCAACAGATTATTCCAGCACTGCAACAAGCAGGAGCTGGTGGAGCTGTTAGCCCACAGGCTGCAGTAACTATTGCATGTAAAGCTTTAGAGTCTATGGATCTTGATCCTTTAGACTACCTTGTTGATTATACAGACCCTAAGTTTGTTGAACAGGCAATGCAGTCAAGAGAAGGCGAAGTTGCGGCAATGGAAAAGCAGAAACAACTTGAAGAACAAGTTAAGATGATTGACATAGCACAGAGACAAGCAACTCTTGATCTCACTAATGTACAAGCTAAAAATGCCATGCAAGATAACACCAAACAACTTATGGTTGCGTTGGATAAAAGCTATCAAGAATGGGGTAAGCTATATATTCAGGCGGCTAAAGAAGGTGTTGAGATGCCTCCTAAGCCTGACATTAAAGAGCTCCTTGCAATGGCTAAGTCTTTCATTGATGCTGACTCGCATATTGATGCGGGTACGCCTCAAGGAAGCCAAGCACCACAACCACAGGGTGGACCTGCGGCTGCTGGTGAAAATCCAATGATGTAAACAATAACCTCCCTCAGAGATGGGGGAGTTTTTCTAGAAATAATTTATGGATAAATATCGTAAAGGCTTTGAAGCGAAGATTAAGCCGAAGATGAATCATGAGACAGGTGAATACAAAGTAGAACCTTTCCGTGAAGCCCAAGTAGCTCTTGGTCGTGCAGAGTTTGTTCAACGGGAACGTGAACAATTCTTTGGTGACGCATATAGCGAAATTTTAGCTGACCTTTTTGTTACATGGTTGAAGACAGAACCTCATTGTTCTAAAGAACGAGAGTACCTGTATCATACCGCTATGGCATTAGGCAGTGTTAAAGAAAAATTAGTTGGTATTGAAATGTACGGTAATAACGTCAAGTTCATCCAACAACAAAATACCCAAGAGGGGTCTGAGGAATAATATGAGTGATATGAATAAAGCTAAAGATGTGCTTGAGAAAGCACGAGAAGAAATCCTACGTGAATTGGTCCAATGCGGGTCAAATGGTGGTGTAGGTCGAGCAGGAAATTATGCACCAACTTTTGTTAATTTAACAAATGCTATTGATGCTATCAATCGAATGATGGAACCATCTAAGAATGATTTTGCTGAACGTATGGCTGTAGCTAAAAAAGCTAAAGCTGAAGCCAAACAATAACGGACACAAAGGTAAAAGAATATGAATCTACCACATCTCTCTACCAGTACTCCCGCTTCTGAAATCAGTAGTGCGAGTTTTGATGACGGATCGAATAGTGCAGACTTGGAAGTGAAGAGCCTTGATGACATTCTACGTAATTCTCCAGCAGCAGAACTGTTGGGACTTAAAGAATCTCTACCAGAAGAAGGCGATGGCGTCCCAAGTCCAGACGAAGTATCGGAAGAAGAAGCCCAAGAAGAGAACGATACCGAGTCTGAAAATGACCTAGATGAAGAAAAAGAATCGAATGATTCAGAAGAAGATAATACAGATGCGGATGATACGTCTACCCAAAACTCTGACTTACCTTCTGAAGATGATATCGATTGGGAATACAAAGTACCTGTCACAGTTGACGGTAAGACTGAGTATGTTACCTTAGAAGAAATCCGTAAGGGTTATTCTACTGATCAACATCTATCTCAAAAGGGGCGTGAACTAGGCGAACTGAAGAAACAGATCGACCAAGAACGAACAGAAAAGTTACAAGAAATTATTCAATTAGGTACAGTCATTAATGATGAGCTTACTGCAGTTGAAGCTGGTCTTGCACAACAATATCATAAAGTCAGAGGCGAAATCGATAAAGCCCGAGAAGAAGGTGATTCCTACACAGCTAGGGAACTCAAAGAGCAACTTGAAGAAGTACAGGAAAAGTATTGGAATGCACGTAATAAACGTGAACAACAAACTAAAGCTGTAGTCGAAAAGATTCAAGCTCAACAAATAGAACAACAACAAGTGTTACTGAGACAGTATGAGGAAAACATTGTTAACCTCATTCCTGACTATTCAGAAAAAGTTGCTAAGAATATTCGTGAGTTCGCTATTAAAGAAGGTATCCCTGAACAACTACTAGAAGCGGTTTATGACCCTAATGTAGTTAAGTTCATCAATGATTATCGTAAACTTAAAACTGCTAAAGAAACTGGTGAAGCAAAACGAAAGGCAACTCCAAACGTGAAATCGATACCCTCAAAGAAGGGAACTTCGAGTTCTCAAAAAGAGAAGCAAGCAGTTAGCAACAACCGAGCTAAAGTTCTAACAGGTCAAGGGTCTAAACAAGACGAATTAGATTTTCTAAAACGTATTTCTTCAGTGAGCAAAAAACTTTAATTTCTCACTAAAAGGAAAATAACAAATGGCTGGACAAACATTCCAAACAGGTGGCCCTAAAGCTGCCGCTCGTAGCTCTGCCGCTACGGGTAACGCTGTCAACGCTGGTGAGCGTGAAGACTTAGCGAATTTTATTTCAATGATCTCTCGTGATGAGACACCTTTCTTGTCGTCTATCGGCAAGACTAAAGCTACGGCTGTGTTTCACGAATGGCAAACAGACGAGTTGGCAGCGCCAACTTCTGCTCCTGTAGCCGAGGGTGTATCATACTCTACACAAAATGCGGCTCAAGCTGCTGAACCCTTCCGTACACGTTTGGGTAACTACACACAAATCAACTCCAAGACTGTTACAGTTACTGGCACTAAGCGTGCTGTTGACCAAGCAGGTGTTGCTGATGAATACGCATACCAGCTCAAAAAGCGTGGTACCGAACTCCGCAGGGATGTTGAGTTTGATTTGACTAACGGTTGGAAGTCTTCTAACGGCTCTGGCACCCGTACTTTCGGTGGCTATCAGTCTTGGATCAATTACACTGCCGCTAGCACAACTCCTGCTACTGCATTAAACGTGTTGACTACTCCCGGTGAATACACTGCTCCTACTAATCCAGGTGGTGGTGTTTGCGGTACATTTGCTACTGTTACTTCTGCTGACAAAGTCTCTTTGGCTCTGTCACACGTTGACACAGTTATGCAAGGCATCTACGAAAACGGTGGTAAAGCCACTAAGTTGATGTTGTCTCCTGCAAATCGTCGTGTGTTCTCTGCTAAGGCTCAGTCTGCAGGTTCTACTACTTCTAATGCTGGTGATGGTAACGTCAGACGTAATATTGACGCTGATGGCAAACTCCGTCAGTCAGTTGAGATCTACATGTCTGACTTTGGTGACATCATGGTTGTTCCTAACTACGTAATGGGTATTTCTAATACTGCCGTTTCTGGTCTGGATAACACAGCTAACTTTACAGCATTCGTATATGACCCAATGTGGTTCAGCTACGCTAGCTTGCGTCCTCTGCAAGAAGTTGACCTTGGTCAGCTTGGTGACTCTATCATCGGTCAGATCGTTGAAGAGGGTACACTTGAGTGCCGTAATCCTAAGGGTTGCGGTATGATCTTCGGTTTGTCTGGTGCTTAATAGTAACTAACTAACCTATAAAAGGGAGGTGAGGGAAACCTTACTTCCCTTTTTTATTTATCAAAAGGAACACAAATGGAATTTCTACGGATTACCGCTACAGATGGTACTCGTCAATACATTCCTGATAATCATGTAGTAAATGTTGCTACATCCGCAGACACACTTGATGCTGGTTCAGACTACCGAGCACCAAACGTTATTCGTGGAAAGATTACTCAGGTGAAATATTATGATGGTGCTAATGCGACAGCTGGAGCTATTGTGGTTGCGTCTACCCCTGCTTTTACAGGTGCTAACACAAAATATGAATATGGTTGTTTTACCAATGACGGTGCTTTCAGCAACTATATGACAAACTAAATACAAGAGGACACATGGGCTTTCTATCACAAGACGGAAACAAAAATAGTTTCCAAGTTAAGACTGATGAAGAGAATTTTCAACTAGTACAAGATGTGAGTGCATACAAAGATTATGCAGCACAACAAAGAGAATTAGATTCATTTGCCGCTAACGGTCGGCAATACCGTTCATTTGCAATTATCCCTGATATTGTAGCTATTGATATCCTGACTAAATATGGTCTTGATATTCACTCAGATACATTCATGCAGGAACCTGCAAATCTAAGACGATTAAAACAAATTATTGAAACAGACTATCCTTTACTTAAAACAAGTAACGTAAAGGCACTCTGATTTTACAGGAGAATAATCTATGGCAACAGCCCGATATGACGCACTCGTAGACAAAGTACGTGACTGGTCAAACAAACCCGAAGTAAATACTATTCCAGATAGCGTCATAGAAGATTGCCTAGCTTATTCTGCTGATGAATGCTATCGAGTATTACGTATTCCCCCACTTGAAACCACTATTACATATACTGTTGA